ATAGGATGTGCCCCGTCAAGGACGAGATCCAGGGATTGGATGTCAACTGGCTGATCGTCGCGGTGACGCTGATGGAAGACGACCAGGCAGGTCGCGAGGCTATCATCAACTTGACCCCCCGCGAGGCGATGCTGATCCCAGCAGAAGTAGTCAAGCAGCAGACTAAAGAGGTAACCACATGGTAGCTATTCGTGATGTGCAAAAGCTGTTGGCCCCGCTGCAGCGCCGCCTGCGCCTGATCGCTGATCGCGCCATCGTTACCCTGGTCAATGACGCCCTGCAGCGCCAGAATCTGCAGCTCAAGGTGCTGGCCGACGAAGGGGCTGATGATGTCGAGCGCTTCCAGAACTACGGCCATACCAGCGTGCCGCCAGCGGGGTCTGAAGCCATTGTGCTGGGGTTGGGTGGCGCCAGGGCGGGGCTGGTAGCCATTGCCGTCGAGCATAAGGGGGTTCGCCCGAAAGACTTGGAGGCAGGGGATAGTTGCCTGTACCATCTGGAGGGACACAACCTCACCTTGCATAAGGGTGGACTCGCTGAGTTAACAGCGAAAACCGTCATTATCCGCGCCACCGAAAAAATGACCATTATATCCCCTGATACCGAAGTCCAAGGGCCATTGCATGCGACTGGACCTATCACGTCTGATACCGATGTGAAGGCCGGCAGCATATCGCTCAAGGATCATGACCATGAAGAGGGGGTTGGTGCCCCCGTGTGAGGGGCGATGACTACAGCCATCATTTGGAACAACGAAACCGGCCGGGGCGATATCGAAATCACCTCGGCCGGTTTGCGTCAGGATGATGGTCTCTACACCCTGGTTCTGCAGGTGCTGTTCACCGATGCCCGCGCCGATGACTCTGACGTGCTGCCAGACGGAACAGGCGACAAGCGCGGCTGGATTGGCGACACTTTTGCCGACCAGTCTTGGGGCAGCAAGCTCTGGCTGCTCGACCGTGAAAAGCTCATCACCGACGTGCGCAACAAGGCCGTGACCTATGCGCAAACCGCCCTTGATGCCCATTTAAAGCCTGATTACGCCAGCAATATCGTGGTGACCGGCGCCATTCCCCAGTTTCAGCTGCTGCAGCTCACCATCGCTATCACCCGCCCTGACGGAACCAATACCACAATGACCATCAACAAGCGGTGGGAGGCGCAAGCCAATGCCCTATAACGTCCCCACTCTTCGCCAGCTAAACGCCAGCGGCCTGCTGGATATCGAGTCAAGCCTTGGCACCGTGCTGCCCAAGTTCGGCATCGAGCAGGCGCTTAATACGGCCGTTTCCGCTGGCCTGCGCGATCTATACGATCACCAGATGTGGATCGTCCGTCAGATCATCCCGACCAGCGAGTCGGATGACCAGACCATCATCGAAACCGCCCAGTTCGAAGGGGTGATCCGCAAGCAGGCCACCTATGCCTCGGGCCCTGCCACGCTGACCGGTACCGTGCCAGCACCGGTAGGTACCGTGTTACAGCACAGTGACGGCCGTCAATATACCGTCTCCAGTAGCGCCAGCCCAAGCGGTGGCACTGTCTCGGTACAGGTGCAGGCCGCAGAGGCCGGCGCAGCAGGAAACCTTGCCGCAGGTCAGCCGTTGGCGTTGGTCACTCCTGTTTCTGGCCTGCAATCCAATGGCACCAGCGGAGACATCAGCGGTGGTGCCGATATCGAACCCATCAACCAACTGCTCGAACGTCTGCTATTTCGCAAACGCAATCCGCCCTTGGGTGGTGCTGTGCATGATTACGTGGCATGGATGCGGGAAGTGGCCGGTGTGAGCAGGGCGTGGTGTTTTGACGCATGGCAGGGTGGCAGCACCGTCGGCATTGCATGGGTTTATGATGACCGGATCGATATCCTGCCCACCGTGACCGACAAAGAGAGCATGCAGCAATGGCTGTTCCGTCATCCTGATCCGGCTACTGGGGTGCTGGTTGGTCGCCCTGGTGGCATCGAGCCGGTTGATATCGGCCTAACGTTGAAAGAGACGCCGCTCACCATCACCCCGACCCCTGACAGTGCTGATATCCGCGCCGCGATTATCGCCAATCTGAATGGTTATCAAAGCACGCTCGAACCAGGTCAAACCATGCTGCTGTCGCGCATTCGTACCGCTATCGGTTCGGCGACTGGCGTTGCCAACTACACCCTCAACCTGGCCGTCGATGTACCAGCAGCTAGCAATGAGCTAAACGTGATAGGGGTCATCACATGGCCCACGCTATAGAGCAATGGCATGAGGTATTGCTGCAGCAGATGCCACGTGGTCGTGCATGGCCTCGTGACCCTGAATCGGATCTAGCCAAATATGTGCTTGGCTTTGCCAAGCGCTTGGTCGCTGCCGAGGTAAGCGCAGATAAGCTTTGTCTTGAGATGCGGCCAGAAACTACCGTGCAGCTGCTGCCGGATTGGGAGGAATATCTCGGTCTTCCTGAATGTGCGGTGCCGAACCAGACATTCGAGAGCCGCCGTGCTGCTGTGGTTGAGAAGTACCATCGCAAAGGTGGTCTGCAAACATGGCAGATCGAAGCGTTAGCGCTGGCTCTTGGCTTTACCGTCGAGGTGCGTGAGCACTTCCCCCACCACGTTCTGCGCCCGGTGACCTATCCCATTTTTCCAAACCGCTGGCGCTACACCCTTGAAGTGGTTGTGTTCGGTCTGCCTGATGGCCGATTCCGTGTCACCGATACCGTTATCACCCCACTAAAAACCCAGACGGCCTTGCTGCTGGAATGCACCCTGTCCCGCTACAAGCTAGCCGGCTTCACCTATGAATTTGTTTATGAGGTCTGACTATGTACTGGTTAGATAATGACTCTGGCGTGACCACACCTCCGGCCATTCCGCCGGTGGCGTCGGCTACCCGTAAGTGGTTTACCGAAGGTGGTGTTGGTGAGCAGCCTAGTTGGCCAGGCGGTGAATGGTTCAACATGATGACGGATGAGAATCTGCAGGTGCTGGCCCTTGCTGGCATGACACCTGATAAGGCTGACCATACCCAACTGGCCAAAGCTATCCAGGCGATAGCTTTTAACGCCTATCCCGTCGGGGCACCAATACCATGGCCAACGGCAGTTCCTCCCACAGGATTCTTGGCAATGACTGGTCAATCGTTCAGTGGTGCCACCTACCCTAAATTAGCACTGGCATACCCCTCTCTGGTATTGCCAGACATGCGGGGTGACTCAATCCGAGGTTGGGATAATGGCCGTGGCGTCGATACAGGTCGCGTGCTGCTTTCTAACCAAGGAGATGCAATAAGAAATATTTCTGGGAAACTAGGTAATGCACAGTTGTACCCAGGTCAGGTCAACACTGGTGTCTTTTCAGTTGAGCATGTATCACAATCGGCGGGTTTGACAGTTTCATCACTTGGAACAGGAAATGGGACAGTTAATTTCATATTTGATGCATCTACGGTTGTTCCTACCGCCAATGAAAACCGAATTAGAAACACTGCGTACAACTTTATCGTGAGGGCTGCATAGTGAACGAACCGCGTGTAAATTGGGGTAGTGATGGATTTGCATCTGACTCTGGCTGGGAGCTGGTCTACGTTGCATCCGCACAAACTGGCCAATATCTGACTAGCCAGGAAGTTTGGATATCTGTCGGCACTGGACTGCCAGCTGGGGCTTATCTCGATGAACCCATGCCGCCAGAACAAGGCAAAGCCATTGTGCGTGACAGCGGTGGCTGGGTACTGGTTGATGACTACCGTGGAAAGACCGCTTACAACAAACAGACCCGCCAACCAGTTGTGATCGATGCGCTGGGGGGGCTCCCGATTACCTTGACCCTTATCCCCCCTGCTTCCCCGTTTGATGTGTGGAATGACCAAGCTCAAGCCTGGGTTAAGGATGAAGCACAGGAAGACGCCTGGCAGATTCAGCAAGCCCAGGTACAACGTCATGCACTGATGAGTGAAGCCAGCCAAGAGATCGCCGTGCTGGTTGATGCGCTGGACCCCACAATCATTGGTGACCCGTCTGACGATGATCAGGTCAAACTCATCGCCTGGAAAACCTACCGGGTCGAACTCTCCAAGATCGACCAGCAGCCAGGATACCCTGATACCATCAACTGGCCCGCAAAACCCCAATAACCCACCTTTAAACCTGATACAAACGAGGGGCCATTAAGGCCCCTCGTTATTCTTTACCATGCTCACAAGCTATTGAATTGAGCATCATCCGCAATGCTCAATTCAATAGCTTGTCGTGATCAATTCTCCCGCGCGGCTACATTGACGAAGGGGTAGGTCTCTGTGTCGGTGGTGGGCATCGGGCGCTGGCGATAATCCATGGCGTCCTTGCGCAGCGGGTGGATATCCTCCGGCCAGTCGTCCGGCAGCACCAGACGGCGTTCGTCCGGCAGACCGATGGCGTGCAGGCCGTACATGTCGCGGATCTCCCGCTCGCCCCACACCGCCGCCGGAATGGTCGGGGTGATGGAGGGGTACTCCTGGGTATCGGCATC